TTCAGCTAAAATCATTTCACGGATTCTATCTCGCATTGGACTTTCGCTTAAATTTTCTTTTTTTAATATTGGGTTTAAATTCTCAATAGCTTTGCTTTCTTTTAAGAATTTTTTTAAGTCAAAATTATCTGCCATTTTATTTGTTATTTGGGTATAAATATTCGGAAAGTAATGTTCCTATTACTCCTACTTTCTGTCTTATAAAGATCCATTCAGGAGTTACAATATTATGTTCGTCAATAAATGAAATCCCCATTACACCTATTAAATGATTATTTAAATCATATAATCCAACCATACATAAGGATTTTGTTTTAAATTGTGATGTTAATACATCAACTCCAAATGTGTTTTCCTCTATCTCTACATTTAAAATTTCAAGTTCACCTTTTTGATGTACTTGAGATAATGCTTTACCAAACAAAGATACTGGGATGTTTTGGAATGTAGTTTGGAGAGGGGGAAGTACGGGGTTATATTTTTCATAGAACATGGAAAATTTCTGGATTGATTTTCCTGTTGGGTAAAAATGTCCTCCATTATGGAATTGAGCTATCCAAACTCGATCACAATTTAATTCTTGCATTATATCCTCTAATTGATGATCAATTAAAGCACTTGATTCTAGAGCTTCTGTCATTAAAGCACCTTTTTGGGTTTTCTCCATTTTTAATTTGAACCAGTTAACTATGATGGGTCCTACAACAGCTGTGATTAACGCTACTAATACAGTTGTTAACATTGCAAAAGTTTCCATTATTTTTTTAAAGAATTTAAGTGTTTAACCATCTCATCTAAAGCGTTTTGAGCACGCTCTTTATCTATTCCACCAACCCATTTTTGAATTTCACCATTTTCAGAAACATAGTCTTGATTTCCTTCTGAAAGGAGGGATTCAAAATAACTTTTATATTCTTCTATTTGTTTATCGATTTCAGCATTAAATGTAGAATTAATATAGTCTTCCCATTTACCTTCTACTTTAAGTTTAGTTTCAAATTTTGTTCTACAGTCTAGGCAATGCCCGTATGACTTGAAATAAAATGAATCTAATTGTTTGTCCATTATTTGTTTACAATCAGGACAAAATAAAGGAACTGCTGCTTTTTTAAATTTATCTAATTTAGTAACATTTTCTTTAATACCATCTCTGATGGTCCAGGTTTTTCCACCTTGTTCCCAAATATCACCTTCTTTATGTTCTTCTTGAGTTTCACCACTATAACCAATTCCAACTGTAGTTCTATCACCATGTTTACCTTTGACTAGGTTACGAAGACGTTCTACATCTCGTTTTTGGAATTGTTTCTTTAAAACGTTATCTGACATAATTTTAATTGTGAGTAATATTATCTGTCCATTCTCTAAATATCATATTGCCTTTTTCATAGGCTTCTTTTTCAATTTCAAGTAAATCACCATCTTCATTTGTATTTTGAGTTGTAATGTTACCTAATTTACCATTACAATTTTGTTCATGATGAACCATTTCATGTGCAAAAGAACGCATGATATCTTTTGGATGACGACCCATTGTATAAAGTATAATTAATTTATTATTTGGATCGTAATATGCTGTTTTACCAAAAAAATCTTTAGCATTTTCAGCATCATTATCTATAAATTTAACTTTAGGTAAAGGACGAATATCCATACCCTTATTCAACATATATTCTGTAAGTGATTTGATTAGAGGTGGGTAGTTAAATTTGCTGGGTTCAGCATATATTTCATTCAACAAATAAGATAATTGTATCATGTTTATACATATTATACTTCTCGTTTAATACTCGTTTTAAACTCAGTAAATGATGGAGAATGGTTAGGATTTTCTAAATCAAATAAAACTTTTACTGTTTTAAATAAATTTAAGTCTTCCTCATGAGTACGAGTAGATTCAACTACTTCCCATCCTTTACCTTGCATTTTATCTTTTTTAGGACCTCTTTTAGATGATTTAAGCCATAAAATACCACGTCTAGCTATAGGTTTACCAAAACATTCTTCATAACATTTTCCATAGACTGCAGTTTGTAAATCATATGAAGTATGCAAATGGTTAGATGTTTTGATATCTAATATCCATAACTCATCATTAATTTCAACTACTAAATCGCATGTACCTGCTACTTTTAATTCATCTGAAAATAAGTGGACTTCAGTTTCAATCAATATAGGTTTATATGTTTCCCAAAATTCAACGAAACGTAAAAACATTTGCCAAATATTAATATCATATTTAGGATCACCAGATGGTGAAAGAAAATTTAATTCTTCTCCATTTAAATAAGCTTCACATAAATTATGGACTTGAGTGCCTTCTTCAGCTGCTTTTCTAACAATATGATCTGCATTATTTCCTACTTGTTTTAACCAATCTTCAAAATGTTTTCCTTTAGGATAGTATTGTAAAATATATGTTATAGAAGGATAATACTCTCCATTACGACGATAATATCTTGAATCAGGAAGAGTAATTTGTTTAGCATCTTCAGATATTTGAAGAACACGTTGAGATTGTTTTTTAATAATCATATAATATATAATTTTTTCTCCATTAGTTTATATTGTGTTAAAGGAGAAACGGTTTGTATAAGTTTAGTAAAGTTTTCAAATCCCATTTCACTTGGGTCTTTTCCTTGCATTTCTACAAGATAAACTTCTTTACCAATGTCTAAAAGCTGTTCACAAAAGCCAAGGGCTTGTTTCAAAGCATCTGTATCTAGAGCAATGTATATTTTTTGTACCTTAGAGGTAACAATTTTTTTCATTAAATTTGATTGGATATTCTTTCCAAATAATGGAATAGCATTTCGTTTTATTGCTATTGCATCAAACGGACCCTCACATAGTATAATTGGTAAATCCCAATTAATAAATAACTCAAACGGTATTATATCACGAGACGTTTCTGGGTTGCGGTATTTGATGAATGGATCTTTCTCAAATGATCTCGCGGTAAAATAATTTAATTTACCACTGTTATCATATGATGGTATAACAATCATATTATTATATGGTCCTGAGTCACAATATCCTATACTGTATTTTAAAATATCTTGATTAGATATGTTTCTTTTTTTAAGATATGCTAGAGCATGTCTTGCGGTAAGATCTTTATTGTGGATAAATGTTTTAAATTCTTTTGGAAGTTCTAAAGCGGTATGGACTATTTCTCCATCTTCAATAGTAATATTTTTTACTAGTTTTCCAAGTTCTTGAAAATATGTAGCATCAACTTGAACTTGTTTAAATAAACTTTTAATTGTTTTTCCTCTTTTTCCACAAACCCAACATTGCCAAGGATTATTTCCTTGTTTATTTTCAGTAAAATTAACTTCAAGTTTGGGTTTGTGGTGGTGGCAGAAAGGACAAGTATATGCTTGATTACCACGAGCGGTACGTTTTCCTGCTCCTAAAACAGAATTTACCAAATTAACTAGTAATTCATTTACCATGAATATAAGATACAACTTTATTCTTGGGTAACAAAGTCTTTTGCGAAAAATTTACCTAAAATGTTAGTATTAAGCCATTCATTTGATTCTAAAACACCTAATTGAAATTGATATTTACATTCAAAATAGGTGAGCAGTTTTTTATTTGGTACAAAATGAATTATTTCACGTGTAAATTCTTCTTGTTTTCCTTCTTTGATTTTTTGTTTGATAAATTCTTCTGAGCCATAATATGTTTTCCAATCAGATTCTTTTTGGATTGTTTGTGTAGTTGATTTACGTCCTCTACCTGTTTGTTCAGCCAATTCTTTTTTAGTTAATTTTTTCTTTACATTGTGGTATAAAGATTTTTTACCTAAATATTTTTTGCCTGTTGGAGTATAAGTTGTAATGTAAATAAAACCGAATGTATTTTCAGGTATATTATCTATTAAATATATTTTTTTTTCTTGATATAACCAATTTGACATAAAAAATTATAAAGTTAATTTATTCCAAGTACTTCCACTTCCAAAATAAAAATCTCCACTTGAAGAAAAAGCAATAGAACCATTTGTCACTGAGGGAAGTGGGTTTGTCGGAGAAATTGAAATCAATTGAGAAACAGATAAAGAACCATTAATAGTAAAAGATCCTGTCATTTTAAAAGTTTGAATACCAGGATTATATTTTAAAGAGGAATTATTTGGGTTGGTAAAAATTGAAAGATTTCCAGTAGCATTTTCATTTGTGAAAATTAATTGATAGAATTGATTATTAGTAACACCATTAATAATTGATCTTTGGGTAGATAAACTAGTTAGAGAAGTTGATGAAGTTATAGCATAAGAAGCTGTCAATGGGTTTACTAAACCTGGTTCACCATTTATAGGGCCTGTCATATTAAATGAGCCAGACAAAGAAATATCATATGCTTCTATTCCTGTAAAAGCATCTATTGATTGAGAAATATGATATGCCTCAACTATATTTCCTGTTTCAATTCCTATTTGGGTAAGTGTATTTGCCATTTTATATAAATATTATAAATCTAGATTAACTAATATTGTAGTATCAGTAACTGATGAAAGTGGTAAAGGTTGGGATAATTTAGCAACAGCTATGAGTTCTTTATTATTATTATATAAACCTACAGTTGTTACGTATGGGTTAAAATATGAACCTGTGGCCCAAGGGTAAATATTTGAATTTAAAGCTGAAAGATCATATCCATCATATATAGCATCATCTTCATATATTAACACTTCATCGAAATAATTTATATCATATCCTTGATCTGGGGGGCCTAAAACTGTTGGGTTTTGGGAAAAATTAAATTCGTTTTGTCTAATAGTACATTTATATTGAGTTTCATATATTGTGGTTGTACTTTGGAAAGAACATGTTATGTTACTATTTATAAAACCATTTAT